CGGCACGACTGCAACTCTTCCGATACTGATAGGGACTAATGGGGACACAAGACCGTTGATGGCTTATAACAATGAGCCTGTGACTGTTGAAAACTTAGCCGGAACAGGCATCTATGAAATTCACTATAACAAGTACACCAACGAATTGTATCTTGTTAATGGTGGATACAGACCGACAGCGGCTCCGGCTCCTACAGCAGAAACAGCTTCTTTAAGGAGCAAGTAATAATTAACATGGAGTTTTGTGGTGATTTCCAAAATGGGAATAGCCACACTCCTTTAAAATCAAACAATCATGTTTCAGAACTTACGAGTAAACAGTACATTATATCTTCTTCATAGAGGTGCAAATCCAAGTTTGGAATGTGGGCAGGTCGTTAATGTAAGCCCCATAAAAACCATATATAAGACTGTTCCCAACATGCCTTATCCTCAGCCGGTACAGGTTATTGATTTTGTCGTGAATATAAACGGACAGAATGTCAATTTGCAAGAGATACCGGCTAATGCCAATATTGCCGATGATATTAAGACAGGGATGCTGATTACAGGGTCAAGAGACGAAATGAATACTGAGGTCCTTACCATGAAGCAGAAAAGTGAGGATGTCCTAAAAAGTGTGGAATATCATCAGAACTTTCTTAGGGTATGTGACCAAATGCTTGCCATGCTGAACCCTGAATTTGCAGCCAAGCAACAGCAGGAGCAGGAAATATCCGCATTGAAAGGGCAAATGTCCAATATGGATAAGAACATGCAGGAAATGAGCAAAAATATGGCTGATCTCATTGCACAGAATCAGAAGTTAATGGAACAGCTCGGAGTGGTTGAAGCATCTAAAAACAAGAAATGATTATGGGAATGTGGGAAATATTAGAAGAAGGGCGTGACGATTACGGACGCGGCTTCGGTATGAGAGGTGACGAAGTGGAGGAAGCCTACAAGGAAGGCTTCCGCAAAGGTTACGAAAAAGCCATGAGAGAGATGCGCGGAGAGATGGGTTTCCGTGATGGTGGGAGAAGTTATTCAGGTGGTGGAAGCTCATCCGGCATGGATGAACGCAGATACCCCGGATACTTTCCTGAATATCCGCGTATGGATGAAATGGGCGAACGCAGACGCAGACGCTCTAACGGTGAATTCTATTAATAACAGGAGGGGTGAAACGCCCCTCTTTTTAAATTAAGGCTATGGAACAAAGATTAGATACATATAGCAAATTCCCATCAGGAATGCAAGAATACCTGGAATCATACGGATTCCATTTCAGTAAAAAACTTTACGAATGGGCTGTTTCAAAAATGAAAGTGAAAGACGAGGCAACAGGCAAGGAAAAGAAACTTGACCCTTGGAGTAAAGATGAGGTGGACGATATGCTCAAAGCAAACGGAATTACCATCGAACACGACAAAGGATATGACGTTGCCTATGTTGCAAATATGTTGAAAGCGGATTTTTTCAAAAAATCATTGGTTGACGAAGCACATTTGTGCAAACACATAAAGTGCTACCTTGATGATATTGATGGGGACCCTTGCAGGGCGTTTGATGAATTCTTTGCCACCTGCATCGGTAAAGGAGTTCCTGTAATTTGGTCTGATGTTATATGATTGTTCAGGAGTTCTACATACCGAAATATGGGGATTGGCACGTCAAGGTGTATTATGCGGTACACACTTATTGGGCTAAGGAAATCATTACCGACCTATACCGTATAGGATGCAGGGGGGATTCCCTCAAACGTGCGTATCGCAACCTGACGGAAGGCAGGATGAATACCGGACTTACCTATTCGGACTACAGGAGAAGAGAGACGGTAATGGTGATCTCTTTGACTTCTACCCCCGAACAGTTTCAAAATTCGTGGGACCACGAAAAAGGTCATTTATGCCGGCATATTTCCAAGGCTTTCGGAATTGACCCTTATGGAGAGGAAGCACAATATCTCAGCGGATATGTCGGTCAGAAGATGTTTCCTGTTGCCAAGAAATTCTTGTGTGAACATTGCAGAAAGGGAATGGAAAAATAATAATCGAACAGAAGCGTTCTTTGACTTTTGGGAACTACTGCTAAAAATAATAAGGGATATGATTTGCAAATATGTAGACTTATCACTTAATTTGCATCATGAAGAAGGTGATTCATATACCAAACGTGGATAGAGATGAAAGAATAGGAAGTGCATTTAATCATCTGTTTCAAGTCATACAACAGACTGACAATTGTTGCATGAATGATTTATGCTGGGATTTAAGTAACACTTCTTTTTTTCATCCGTTTTTTCTCGCTCCGCTTGTTATATATAAGCAAAGGTGTGAGAAGAATGTGATATGCATAAACAGACCGATACGTATCACTGGCTATTTGGACTTGGTTTATTTTGAGAACCCATTACTTGTGGATGCCGGATCCAACATGAAAGAGGTTTTGGAGCCATATATCTCTAAAACATATTTGCCAGTATGTCAGTTTGATTTGCACAAAAGTAATATTGACGATTTACAAAGCATTCTTCAAAGAATTATAAAGACACAAAGTGGAGCTGATTATCGTATCGTTACTCCTCTTTCATATCTTTTAGGAGAATTGATTGATAACATGAACGAACATTCTCAAGGCAAGCATGGTTATATCTTTTCCCAGTATTTAAAGAAAGAGGATTGTATAGATTTGGTCTTGGCTGACGATGGAATAACCGTGCTGGGAAGTTATGTAAAGGCCCAAAAATTTTTGGATGAGATTAATGGGAATGATGCCGAAGCGTTAAGGTTGGCAAATGAGGGGAAGTCTACAAAGAACTTGCCTAATGCAGAAAATAGAGGATACGGTATATCTTCATCCAAAGAAATGCTTTCTGATGGGCTTCATGGCTCATTTTTCATGTTGTCCGGAGGTGCGTTTCATAGGCATGACAGCTCCGGTTCTGTATTTGTTAAGCTTCCCAATTCTATATATTGGGATGGAACAATAATTCTAATGAGAATTCCGGTTAAGGTCCCATTGGACTTTGACTATAATAAATACACTCGATAAAAATAAATATATGAATACGATGTTAAAAATTGCGGATTTGATTAGTACGGATATCCGTTCAAGAGCTAATGCGGATATTATAAGATCTGCCATTGATGGCATTAAAGAGGACGTTATATTAGATTTCTCTGGAGTGATATTTGTGTCTCGTTCCTTCACGGATGAGTTATATAATGTGATGGAAGAAAATAAGAATGTTTCTTTGGTAAACATGTCTAATTTTGTAAAATCCATGTTGGAGGCTGTAACAAACGGTCGTAATTCAAAAAGAGTTTTCAGACAAAGTGAATCTGAAATAAAAGAGTTCGAAGACATGAGTAGTTTGTCCTCTTTCTTGGCAACAATTTAAGTCTACGTCCTTGCCACAAGTTTACCCTTCAATGATTGTAGGTATACCTAATGCAAGGATATTTATTCTTTATAGAGATTTCAAAGCGGTAATTCCCAACGGTTTTACCGCTTTTTTTATGTTAACATAATATGAAAGATGATAAGTTGAACATATTGCTTGAGCAATCGGATGATATTCCTCATTGGGTATTCTGCCAACTGCTAGCCATGATACAATGGAACGTTTAGAGAGGTGGATTTATAAAATGATTCCCTTTGTCGTTTTGATGAAGGTGGCTTTGTTGTGCGGCTAATTGAAGCTTATGGGATATTTGGAATGAACTACCTATCATTGGATTATCCATAGCTTGTTAGTGTGAAGAAAAGGGGACTACCCGATTAAGAATGATCCCCCCCCCAAAAAAAATGGTTACTTTATAAGGACTCGCATTTGAAAACCCCTAAATCTTCAGTTTAGCGGTAGTTCACAAAGTGAATGCTGCTACTGCCCGCACCCTGTAACTGTAGCACTTGTCGCCGTTGCTCGTCTGCCCACTGAAGAAGTGTACGTACCAACTGAGGCTGAGACTGTATTCTGTACTGGACCAATACCATGTGGAGGATAACGGTTCTTTGCCTATGTACCTCAGCGCATCGTTTATATTATCTTGATAATGAGCCATTAAATTAAGCTGTCCTAATGATGGGATATATTCGTCATCTTTCAGCAGATTAGACAGTTTAGGATTTCGCTCAATCAGCTGAGTAGTGTTACGCTGTCCATTCATATCAAATAGTGCATCACATTCACGCCCATAATAGATTTGATTTCCAAATTCCTCTCGGCTGTCATTGTCAAGCAGCTGAACATCCTTATGCTCCGTCAACGAGATGGCAAACGATACGTCTTTGTGCTTTAATCCGATGTATCGTACACAATCTTTGAAGTTATCGCCGGTAAACGGTTCTGCATGTCCGTCTTCGTAGATTAGATACAAGCCGTTAGTCCAGTCTGCCCTGTCTTCTTTAGTCGGCATCATAACCGATTGGCGTAAATTTTCAATGTTAACCTTCATCGTCTTATTGTTTTTAAATTATTGCTCAATACTTTTTCCCATTTTTGTTTTCTCTCAATTCATTGTATCTCATCTTCTGATTGATGTGCCATGTGAGGTCTATGTCCAAATGGTTGGCAAGCCCGAAAATAGCCAATAGCATGCCATTTAATTGCTTTTCTAATGGATAGTCATATTCATACGCATATCTGATGGGAATTGTGGATATAGCGTATATACTTTCTGTAAAGGTCTCATCCTCGCAACTTTCCTCTGCCTCATATAACATTTCTTCCGTAAAATCCTCGATGTCTATCTTACGCAATCCGCACAAATCAAGCAGGCGTATAGCTGCATCGGCAAGTTCATCGGGAAGTGTATCTTTTACATTCTTTTCAAAGGAACACTTAAATCGCTTTTCTTCTTCCACTAATGCAGGATAGCAATTATAGTCCATTTCAAAACGTGATTTACATTTCTTTCCTAATCTTCCCTTTCTATCTGCTTCCACAGCTTCCATAAGCTCGGATGTAACTAAACAAAGGTAGTGTTTATTACTCAATTCCTCATCGTGAAAACCGTGTTCACAAGCGGTTTTATAAGCGCGATCGCGCAATTCGTTTAAATTAATATTGTTCATTTCCTTATTCCTAATTTGATTTCTTCATCCTTGATTATTCTCCAATCTTATCGGCTTCCTCATACCGTTCCTTATTTATCCACATCTTTGCAGTTCCAAGAGCTGGGTGATGTAAACAATGTCGTTACGATATGGCACATGACGGACGCATTTTTCTATCTCATCAAACCTATTCTCCATGCGTCTGTGACACTTGCTTACCAAAATTAAGGTAAAAATGCCAAAGTACAAAAAATTAATGGGGCAAGTACGGATTTAAATATTAATTCTGCTGTTTCCATACTTATTTAATCATAATCAATAGCTTTGCAGTCCAATAGAATATCACGCAATATAACACATATCCGAGTAATCTTTCGCAAGTTTGCGAAGGTTCTAATCCTGTAATAAAGTCCCACATATTATACTCATATACACAAATTAGATATGATATGATGGCAGATGCCAATACATATGTGAATTTTCTCATAATCATATAAGTTTTAATGCTTCCTGTAATCCTGCTTCAAGTGCTTCCTCGTAGGTGACATATACTTTATAGCCATTCCCTTTGTTTATTTCGTTCTCCATCCAGTCGCTTTCTTCTGTTGGAACATTGAAATCACAAAAAGAAAGCTTCCATCTTTTTCCAATAACAGGTTCTACATATACATACACACCTCTTATTTCACGCAGCCACTTTTGGGCGATATACAATGTTGGACACAAAAATTCAACTGCTTCGTCATCTATTTCCGTACAACACGACATACTTTGCGGAAGGTTATATTTTGTAATAACCTTATTGCGGTCTATTATGTGTTCACACTTCCAATTGAAGCCCTTATCTTTCAGCAGCTTCGCAGTCTCTAATGTTACGAGTTCTTCGGTCATAATTAACTTTTATTAAAGAGTTCAATCAATTCGTTTACGGTAGCCTTGTGGATGGTATCCGTGTTAATGTAAACATCATTGTAAGCCCAATAGGTAGAGAACTTGATTTCCGGACACAGAATCCATTTATCTCCATCCGTAAACCATTGGTTCTTGTCTGTATCATTCCTCAATGAAGCTATAGCCAAGAAAAGTTCTTCGTTGGTTCCGCAATCAATAGAAGCATCTATATCTGGGTTATTTTGCAAATCCCATTCAGGGGATGCAACATATCTCCATTCCTTTGTTTCTTTAATTTGGAATGCCGCAAGATATTTGCCCATCCATTTGCCATTATTGAGCTTATACCCCAACTCTTCCAGCTTCTTCCGAAGCTCCGGTGTATTCTTTCTTATGAAACACGGTGTTGTAAATCCCATAGTTATACCTCCTTCTCTATTTTTACTTTTCCGCGGTTAACAAAACCATCACAGTTCATCAAAGCACAAAGACAGATGGCATATTCTTCCTTTTCTGACTTACTGCAAATGCGCAACAGTGAGCATTGGTTGCATGGGACATTTTCACTCGTCATCTCATGCAACACTCCATCTATTATTATTCCGTTCTTTACTTCCATAATCAGTCTCCTTCCTCTCTAATCTGTTTCACAAATACATTTTTAAAATGCAAATTTTCACCTCTCTCTATGCTATGCAAAAACAGATTGTATTCAGCTTCTGAAAAATGAGAATAATACTTCGTAAAACATGTTGGGCACTCTTTTATAGAGACTATCCCAATACGAGCTTCTGCAATCCCACAGATATGCTTATGGTAATCGTTGAGAATACTTGTACCACATTCGGGACATTCAAAAACTAACGCATTATAGACCCCGACAAGGGGAATCCTATATTTGTTATCTATGTCCATTTTCAGTCTCCTTTCTCTTTAATTCGTTCCAGTACATCCCTGTTGGCTTCGAGTATCTCATCAAAAGAAGGGATAGGCATCCAAGCTACCGTATCATAATGCGCTAATATTTTTGTTTCCCATTCCCCATCTATATAATTGTTTACCAATGTAAAATAGCTATTAAAGCGCTTCATCTTACAAAGCACTAATACTCTATCTTCATTTTCCGGCAACCGTTCCTTAACACTTATCCAAGGAGATTGATTTGATTGCCATTCTGCACCGGATTTGAAAATATCTACTACTCTTGGTCTGAATATATCTTTTGCCAAATGAATTTTGTGTCTTTCGTAATATTCTTCTGCTGCTTCTTCTAACTTCTGTTTCATAATTTATCAATTAGGGGTGGTGTGGTTGAATGTTCAATTCGTTCTCTATAAATTTCTGTAACTTATGGGCGCATTCCGAGCATAAGTCGGCTTCTTGGATGAATATATCTTCCCTTCCACCAACAGAGCCACCATCCCATTTATCTACCTTGAAAT